GCGAATTGTCCAGCAAATGGTTCGTTTCGAGCTTCAAAATATATGTTCTTTGCAAGACAGGTTAGTTGTTGTTGTCTATTTTCCATCACCGAATCATAAGATTGATATGTCCATATATCTTCATCATGTAAACTTCTTTGAGAACTTCCCAAAGGAAGTGAGAAAAATAAAAATAAAACAACCGCTATGAACAGTTTTTTCATATTACCTTATTTAATATGATCTTCAATCTTTTTTTGGGTATAAGAACACCTATAGATGTTAATAACCGCAGATCGTTAAACGGTTAAACTTTTTAAAATATAATTTGAGGAATTAAGAGTGGTAAGAAGATAGTCCATCTTCTACACTCATTCCGTTTCGGATTTGCATATCTATAGACTCCCTATAAAAAGATTGTACTATTATTTATACATCTTTTTTTCTGAAGTTCTCATCCCAACCAAAAGCCTCCGACACTACCGCAGTAGATAATCCCTTATATATTTGATGAAGTTTTTTATCTTTTACTGCAACTAATAATTTAGCCTCATCTTTATGTAACCCTTCTAACAATCTAACGAACATACGTTCCTTAACCATACCTTGATGTGATTGAGCTCCTTTTATAAAATTATAAAGTTTATCACCTTCGGTTCTCAACAACATATGTTCTGTTCCTTCTGGAGCATCATTTTCTATATATGGTGGATTTCCTTCTGGCAAATCTGATTTTATATTTGGGTCAAAAGACCACTTACAAATTTGTCTTAATGCTGGACAATCTTCTTCTTTTAGAATCTTGACTTTTTGAGCCTTTGTTTTTGCACCATGAACTTTAGTTAATATTTCACTAAGAAGTGGAACCCTAACATTAATTGATGGTTTTGGTTTTTCAGTAAGTCTCGCACCTTCTTCAGTACTTAAAGATGAACTAAGAACTCCACCACCTTCACTAATTGGTACTGTTTTTTTTGTTGTTACTATTGCCATTAAAATTCTCCTATGTCTTGTATTAAATTATTAAGTTTCCTTTCGATAAAAAAGTTCAAAAGTCCGCTTCGTTTTCCTTTTGGAATTTCATCAAACTGTTCACCCACTTGGTCTACTATGTTTGATGGGGTATATTGTAAATCAATCAGTTTCATATTTCTATGGTAATTTCGCAACTGTTCTTCATTACAAAAATCTTCTGGATTTTGATCTATCCACAATTCTATTTTTTTCTTTGTTATTGGTGTTTGTCGTATCTTATCTACAATACAATTATCGATTGATAAGAAATTAGGAACACCATCTGATGTATCCCCACGCATAATATGTTCCTTTAAATATTTTGCTGGATCTCTATCCACTATTAATTTCTTGGTGATAGGGCTGTATTGTTTTACGTTTTTGTATATTTGTAGTTGTATGAAATCCTTATCACCAGAAATTATCATTACCTTTTCTGTACCTGACTTTCTTGCAAGTACTCCTATAATATCATCAGCTTCAGCCTCATCAATTTCAAGATATTTGTATGGAAAGAACTCTTTAAGTTCAGATTTGATAGTATCAAGACAACCAAATATTTGTGACCAATCTCTACTATCAGCATCTCTATTAGTCTTTCTAGCTGCCTTGTATTGTGAAAAATATTCCCTTCTCCATGAATGTCTACCATCGCAACATAAAACCAATTCACCATATTCTTCATGATATTTTGACCGATACATCCTGAGACTATTCAGAACCATATGTCGAACCATATTAATATCAACTTGTGATTGTTCTTTGCCCATTGACATCATTGTAGATGCCACCATTATTTGACTTAAATCAATTAGTATCATAAATATAATCCATATTTTCCAGAGTTGAAATATTCATCATTTACTTCTTCAAGAGTCATTTTATAATGTTCCATATATTCTTTTTTTACAATATCACCTTCATTTGTTACTCGCAAACAAGCATCCCATTTAGAATATTCTTTTTTAGTTATTAAAAAGAATTCAAACATATGTTTTATATCGACAAATTCTGTAGCAATTCCTTGTGGTTTACCAAGTGGTTTGCCTGTATATAATGATTTATTTTTCATACAACCTCACCCCACACCATATTAATATCTGGATAGTAAACACCTTTAGTTCGTTTTGGTGTGCCATCTGCATGATAGGCCATTGCCACACATTTCCATTGGGTTTTCTTTTCTTCATCTTCTCCCATAAAATCAGAAATCCAATCCCCCGATTTAAGATAGTGTTCCATAAACCGAATATAGGATTTCGTATTTTCAGAACGGATTTTATCTGTAATTGATTGTTTGGGAGTAGCTCCTCTCCTGCGAGAGTTAGTGAGGTGTGCAGAGGCCTTCTCTTTGTTATGCTTAATACATTTCTTAATAGATTTCACCGACAAGGGATCTTCATCTGGTTTTTGTAATACAGATGGATGTATATTTTTATACTCTGCTGGGGCTCTCTTACTTCGTGCCTTTGTAAGTTGATCACGGAGCTGTTGTTTTCGTTCTTCACTTAGTTGTTTTCTCATAATATTTCATAATAATTAAGTATTATTTCAATCATCTCATTTTTATTTAAAGTAAGATCATTGAGTTTTATAGGTTTCGGCCCAATATAGGTAAACCAAGTTTCAAAATTTTCATTACCCATATACAGGTCTTGAACAAATCCATAATCTAGAGCTATAACATCTTCATAAGAATATTCCCTAGAATTTGTTCTAACTTCTAAAATGGTTGGAACTGAACCATCATCAATAAGACTTTTTAATTTTGTAAGTCTTTTATTCACTTTATATACCTTATATTATAACATTATAAATCTCAAAAGTCAAGTCTTTTATTCCATAATTGTTGAAAAATATCTATTCATAATATTATCATTATAATATAATTTTTCGCCAGTTTCATCTTTGGCTTCTAAAACATTATGTTGAAATAATAGTTTTGTTTCATTATAGTTTACTTGACCTTTTTTTATATAAAGAGATAAAATTTCTCTCTTGAACCTGTTAGGGCCAGATTCTAACACCAACTGTTTAACTTTCTTAGATGAACTGTAATAGGATTTCCAATCACTCTCTGATCGTACTTTTTTCCGTATTCCTTTTTTCTTCCTGACAGAATAAAAGTACTTTCTTCCAATATATTGCTTACCATTTTCAAGGTCAGTCAGAAGATAACAGAAACCAAAATAGTCATTTATATCTTCACTTTCAAAAACTTTATCATTATATAGCCAAGGGTTTTCGTAACTCATAAATACTCCACTTAGGAATATTTAGGTTAATAATAATCTTCCTCTTCATCTTCTTCAAAACCCTCTTCTATTTCAATATCTTCTCCTCCACAGAAGGTACAAAATCCTATTTCGTATCTTGCGACATTTAGATTGTGTTGTAAGTTAAATGTCGCATTGCAATCCTTGCACTCTACTTCTACTTCTTCTATCATAAAACTTGCTATTAAATGATTTCACAACTGTCACCAGTACACGCAACCGTTTGCGCTCCTGTAGTATTATCCTCTGTTTCGTATTTAGAAAGTTTAGAATAATCAATTTTTGGGAAATTCGCAAGCATTTCATTATAAGTTTTTTCATCAATTTCTTCGTAAGGGGCAAGTTGATAGATGTGGTCATCTTTAGGTAAGAAACTCACCCCCACTAAATCATCGAAATTTTCGTATACAAAGTTACCAACCTCAAACCACTCATCGGGCTTGACATAAATTGTGGCTGATACTGTATGTTCTGTATAGTTGTGTTTTATTTTTAACCATTGTTTTAATTGAGAAATTGCATCAACATCTTTTACTTTTACTGATTTCTCTGGAGCTTTTACTGGAAATTCAACTACCCATGTCATTGCAGTCTCTACAGGCTGTCCAACTTCTGGATGGAATGTTACTCCTTGATCCTTCATCATTCTGTATAGTGGATCTGTAGCAGAAATTCTCACTCTCCGTATATAATAATCTGCAAATCGTGGATGAAACCCCGATGCAGAATTTACTAATGTTGATACTGTTCCACTAGGTTTTGTAGTAGTAATGGCTGCAGACCTGTTTATCTTCAATCTTTCTGCCGTTTCTACGTTCACTCCCACAGAATAATCTCTCAGGGATTGTAAGTTGTCAGGGGTTAAAACCTCTGGATTGTCCATCTGTCCTGTCATGGACACCCCTAAGAGTCTTTCTTCTTCTGCGTTCTTTTTCCAATCATCATGCAAATCATCCAAGAGTGTAAAATTTGTCAGGGTAGATTGTATTGTTCCAATCATAGTTGCAACCTTAATCTTTTCCATTAAAGTCTCAAGAGTATCTTCTGCACGAATAACTACTTCTGTGAGGTTACAGAACCCTCTAGGCCGCAATATTATTTCACCACATGGGTTTGTTGTCCAATCTTGTCTCTTACGCCTTCGTTTTGGAATCAAACTATTGATTGAATATCGGTTGAAAATACCACGTTCTCCTGTACCACTCTCTGCAAGTGCTAACCACTCTTTCATGAAGTCAATGGAGTTTGGTTTAACATCATATATTGCACTATTGTTACTCATAGCTCGGTGTGAATTTGTCACCCAAAACTGACCCTGTTTAGCATTTCTCATTCCACTATCGTAGAGGTCTGAAAGGGTAATAATCGATGACCTTCTGACGCCACCTACGACTACTGAATTTGCAATTTTAGTAATAATATCAAATACATTAATAGAACTTAATTTACGATCACGATGTGCTTCTATCATGTGTTTTATAAAATGTAAAGTCTCATCCAGAGGCCCAGGCCCAGATGATCTACCACCAAAAGTTTTGAGTCTTGCTCCTTGAGGTCTGAGTTTAGACAAATCCCATTCTACATCGTATCCTTCCCACATGGCTGTACAAGCGGCCATTGTACCAACTGACCAACCTTCTTTGGAATCCTCGAATACAATTTTACTTTTCTCCCCATTCAATTTCTTAACTTTAGGAATCTTTTCAATATATCGTTTGGAAACATCTACACCAACTCCTGACCCACTCATCAACAAGAAATATACTTCTGCAAAAGAATGCAATGAGTCAATAGGAACTGTTGAACAATTATAAATTGCAACATTATTAATCTCTGCTGGTTTTCCGGCAGTCCATAATAGTCTCATTGATGGCATCACTTTCATTTCAAGAATGTATTGATGTATCAAACTATAATCTGATTTTTTTAATTTATTTTTACTAGCCTTTTTCAGAAACATTACAGCTCGTGCAACTGTTTCTTCCCATGTTTCTCTACGCATTTTACCATCATCCCATCTAGAATATGTTCTGTAATATACAAATTTACTTAGTTCATTTTGGAAAGGGTCTTGATGAGGGGTTGGTTTAGTAATAGTTTTTATTGTGCGAGAGGTGGGTATAGGCTTATATGTTTGTGTTATTGGTACAGTCTGTAATTGAGGGTTCATATTTTCTTCCATTGGTTGATTTTGAGGTATGCTTCTAATCCATGATATGAATGTACATCGATAAATTTCTTAATGTTCTTCATTCCCGAAAGAACCATATCATTGATGTCTTTACTTTTTAATTCTGGTGGCCAAATCACTACGTTATAATTCCTATCCACAGATTTAAACATACGCTCAACAGTATGTTCATTTCGTGGTTCGTTATCGTAAATAATAGTGGTAGATTCTGGACTCAACTCCAATAAGTTCAAATCGGCACCGGCAACTGCTAAACAGTTGTCTATAAATAGAGAATCTAATGGGCCTTCAACAACGTATGTATGAGAATTAAAATCAATACGTTCAAGTCCATAAATCTTCTCTTTTTCTGAAACAATCTTTAAGGTGATATATCTAGGTTCTTCCTTACCAAACGCTCTTCCTTGATAAGCAAAGATTTCTCCAGATTTGTCAAAGAAGGGTATGACTAATCGTGGATAATCTATATTTATACTCTTGAATTTTTCAGGAAATATGGTGTGTGACCACTTGTAAAATTTCTCCGCAAAGTATAATTTGTCCCAATGTATTTTGGGAATTTGTCTTTTTTCTAGGTATTGTATGGCCGGATGACCATCTTTAAGATCACAAAACTTAACTAGTTTGTCCAAATGCCTATTCATGGATTTGTCAAACTTAGGAGTTTCAAATGTAAATGGTACTTTGTCAGGGATAGGAGTATCCCTTTGAGTCTCACCTTCCTTATACTTCTCTACTAAAAACTCAGTATGAAGTCCATGATCTATTTGTTTGAGG